CAAGCAATTAATTGTAGTACCTTGGAATGATAGTACCTATTCAATACAGATAGCATCTTCTACAAATATGGTTTTCCCTATTGGTGGAATACAATGGTCTGTTAGTTGGACTACAGGGGGTACAGGTTTTGGTGCTAATGGTCAGATGTTATATTCTAATGCAGCAGATTTTACTACTACTGCTTTTAAGGATTTTAACATAAACGAACAGATGCCTAAAATGACCATAATGGAATTTCTATCAGGTCTTTTTAAAATGTTTAATTTAACTGCTTATGTAGATGATGCAGGGACTATTGTAGTAAGAACTTTAGATAGTTATTATGAAGCAGGAACACAAATACCAATTAATATAGATAAATATTTAGATACAAAAACCTCAGCAGTAAATGTTGCTTTACCTTTTAAAAGTGTAAAATTTCAATATAAAGGCTTATCAACTTTTCTAGCTAAACAATTTGAGCAGATAAATAACTTAGGGTGGGGAACATTATCATATACTTTAGATGGTAATATTTATGATGCACCTACAAAAGAATATACAATAGAATTACCTTTTGAGCATATGCAATATGAAAGGCTTTATGATGTTGATGGTGGTGCTTCTACTGATGTTCAATGGGGGTATTTTGTAGATGATAACCAAGAATCTTATTTTGGCTCACCTTTATTATTTTATCCTATAAGGCAACCTGGTGGAACTTCAATAAGAATACGAGATACAATAAGTGATGATTATAATGATATTGATGAATATTTTATTCCATCAAATGCACTAGCTTTAAGTTCTAATACAAGTAAGGTTAATATACATTTTGGAAATGAGATAAACGAATACCAAGCAAATGAGCCTGGAGATCCTTTATCTTTTACAGATACTTTATTTATGACTAAATATATTAGTTACATAAGGGATGTATTTAATTTAAGTAGAAGAATCACAAAGGTGACTGCATATCTTCCGATGAAGATTTATTACAATTTAAAGTTAAATGACTTAATACAATTAGGTCAAAATAATTATAAGATAAATTCATTAACTACAAATCTATCAACAGGTAAAACTCAGTTTGAATTATTAAATGATGTAAGCCCATCAGTATCTAGTATTCCAACTACACCATCAGGATTAAATGTTACAAACTTAACATCTACTTCTGTTACTTTTTGTTGGAATGCTTCAACCTCAGCAGTTATTATGCGAAGCTATCAGGTTTATCAAAATGGTACGCAACAATCTAATATTATTCAAAGGGTACCTGCTATTCCAATTTCAAGTACATATTGTGCTACGATAACAGGATTGACACCTAATACAACATATTCTTTTTATGTAAGTGCTTTAAATGATGATGTAGAAGAATCTGCTTTATCTTCAGTTTTAACTATAACAACATTACCATAATGATTAAAAATATAATAGATCTATTGCAGGTTGCAAAAGGAGAAACGGAAAATATAAGAATTGCACAAGGAAAGTATAAATTATCAGAAACTTTTTCAGAAGCTATTAAGCAAACAAAAACAAATATAATATGGCGAAAAAAATAGAACTTGAATTTGAGTTAAAATACAAAGAAGCTGCAAAAAACTTAGATGAATTTCAAAAAGAATATGCCAAGCTAGAAAAAGAAGTACAATCTGCTAATAAGAAAACAGAAGATGCTTTAAAGAAAGTTGAGAAATCAGCTAAGGATGGAGCAAAGGGAGTTAAAAAGGTGGGAGCATCTATAAAAACTTTAGCGAAAGCCACAGGTATTATTTTCTTATTACAGAAAGCATTTGAATTTGTTTCTTCTGCAATACAGGAAAACCAAGAAGTGATGTCTGGTTTAAATACTATCTTTCAAACTGCTCAAATTATATTTAATGAAGTAGTAAATGTCTTTGTAGATGTTTATAAAAGTGTATCATCAGCAACAGAAAACTTTGATGCACTAGGAAAAGTGATGGGGGGTATTCTTACAGTTGTTTTATCACCTTTTAAACTTGCTTTTTATGGAATATCATTAGCAGTTCAGGAAGCACAATTAATGTGGGAAAAATCATTTTTTGGAGATGGAGATCCTGAAACAATAAAAGAATTAAATCTTGCAATACTAGAAACGAAATCAAATATAGTTGATGTTGCAACAGAAACTGCAAATGCTGCAGGTGAAATTGTAGATAATTTTGGAGAAGCAATTACCGAAGTAAGTGAAATAGGTACGCAAGTTGTAGATGGATTAAAAGATATTAGTATTGAGGCTGCAATAGAAACTGCTAAAACAAATCAGGCATTAAAAAAATCTGCACAAATAGCTGCAGCAGAATCTAGAATACTATTAGAACAATATGATAGACAGGCTGAGGTACAAAGGCAGATTAGGGATGATGAAACTTTAAGTATTGAAGATAGAAAAAAAGCTAACGATGAATTATTAGTTATTCTTGAAAAGCAAGAAACAGAAATGACTAAAAATGCTAAATTAGTCAAAGATGCAGCCCAAGCCCAATTTGATTTAACAGGCAAGACAGAAGATTATGTTGCAGTACTAGAAGCAGAAGCAGAGATACAGGCAGTTGCAGCAACGGTTACAGGGTTTAAATCAGAACAACAAATAAATAATAATGCTTTAGTAAAAGAAGCAACTGAATTAACAAATGCAAAATTAGAAAGCGAATCATTACTATCAATAGAACAAAAAAGATTTAATGCAGAACAGATAGAAGATGAATTAGCTAGATTAGAAGCATTAAAAGAAGTTGATATATTAGAAGCTGAACAGGAATCTTTAAGGCTACAAGCAATAGTTGATAATGCAAATGCAGGTACTCAGGCTAAGATAGATGCACAAATAGCTTTAGATCAATTTACAGAGCAATCAGAACAAACTAGTGTTACAAGGGCAAAACAAATAGCAGATGCAAAAACTAAAATTTCAGATGCAGAAGCAAAAGCTAAAAAAGATAATCTAGATAAAACTGCTTCAGTATTAGAAAACTTTAGTAACATAGCAGGAAAGGAAACTGCTGCAGGTAAGGCTTTCGCAGTTGCAGCTGCTACTATAAATACTTACAGAGGGGTATCAGATGCTTTAGCTGCTACTACTGCAACACCATTTGAAACTGCATTAAAATTTGCAAATGCTGCAGCTATTGGTATTTCAGGAATAGCGAATGTTAAAAAGATATTAAGTGTTAAAACACCACCTGTATCAGGGGGATCAGCATCACCATCAGGAAGTCCAACTCCTGCACCATTATCTGTACCACCTGCTTTTAATATAGTAGGAGCAAGTGGAACGAATCAATTAGCATCAGCAATAGGAGAACAATCTCAGCAACCTATTCAAGCATTTGTAGTTTCTAGCGAAGTAACTACTGCACAAGAATTAGATAGAAATATTATTGATGAAGCTACAATAGATTAAAAAGCAAAATTTAAAATTAAATACGTTATATTATTATGAAGATAGTTGAACTTATATTAGACGAGGATCAGGAAGAAAGTGGAATCGAAGCAATATCAATCGTAGAATCACCTGCTATTGAATCAGACTTTGTAGCTTTAAAGAATGAAGAAATAAAATTAGCAGAAATAAGTAAAGAAAAAAGAATCTTACTTGGTGCTTTGTTAATCCCTAACAAACCAATTTATAGAAATGGTAGTGAGGGTGATTATTATATTTTCTTTTCTAAAGATACTATTTCTAAAGCATCACAAATGTATTTAAGAAATGGATATCAAAACAATTCTACCTTAGAACACTCAAAAGATTTAAAAGGTTTAACATTGGTAGAATCTTGGATCGTAGAAGATGAGGTACAAGACAAGTCAAGAAAGTATGGATTAAATGTACCTGTTGGGACTTGGATGGGTGCAGTTAAAGTTAATAATGAAGAAGTTTGGAATGAGTATGTTAGAACAAATAAAGTTAAAGGTTTTTCTATTGAGGGTTACTTTGCAGATAAAATGGAAGCACCTAAAGAAGCAGTTAAAGAAGATATGTCAAGTGAGATTGATAAACAGACCTTACTAAAAATAAAAGAAATTTTAACTTCTAATTAATGGGCAGAAATACAAAAAATAAAAAAACTTTTATACCATCTAGAACAAGTCCAACAGGAAGTTCTAGGGCTTGTTTATGTTGGGACACAAATAAATATTCTATTGAGTGTTGTGATGGATCTATGCAGGCTCAGGGCATAGGTGTTATAACAAGAACAGATTGAAAATGCAAAAATTAAATTAATAATCGTTATATAAATAATATGAAATCAACCGAAATGTTAAATCAAATTAAGACGCTTCTAAATATCGAGGTTAAACTTGAAGAAATGAAGTTAGAAAATGGCACAATAGTTAGTGCAGAATCATTTGAAAAAGGAAAAGAAATCTTTATAGTAACAGATGATGAAAAGGTAGCAATGCCTGTTGGAGAATATTTACTTGAAGATGGTAGATTAGTTGTAGTTGAAGAAGAAGGTAAAATTGGTGATGTTAGAGAAGTATCAGATGAAGTACCTGCAAAGGAAGAAGAATCAGGTGACAAAGAAATTACTGAAGATCTAGCTGAAGAAGAAGAAGAAGAAAAAAAAGAAGAAGAAATGGCAGATGTTGCAGATTGGGAGGGAATGGAAAAAAGAATCCAAAACCTAGAAGATGCGATTGCAGATTTAAAAGCTGACAAAGAAAGTAAAATGAAAGAAGAAGAAATGTCAGAAGAATCTTCAGAAGAAGTAATTGAGGAAAAAGTAGAAATGTCAAAAGAAGTTCAGGAACAATTATCAGAACCTGCTTCTAAGCCAATTAAACATAATCCTGAGGGCGAAAGCAAACAAATGAAAAAGGTTGAATTTGGAAAAGGAAAATTTACATCAACATTAGATAGAGTATTAAATAAATTAAATAAATAAAATAGAATGAGTAATTTAAAAAACGTAGAATTAGCTACAACAACAAACATCACTACGACTTACGCAGGTCAATTTGCAGGTGAATATATCGCTGCTGCTTTATTAAGTGCGTCAACTATTGATGATGGTGGAATCACAGTAAAATCTAACATTGCTTTTAAAGAAGTAATTAAAAAACTAGCAACAGATGCATTAGTAACTGCTGCAGGGTGTGATTTTAATCCAACCTCAACAATTACATTAACTGAAAGAATCTTACAACCAACTGAGTTACAAGTAAACTTACAACTTTGTAAATATGATTTCGTAAACGATTGGGAATCTGAGCAAATGGGCTTCGGATTAGGTCAGTCACTACCTCCTAAATTCTCAGACTTTTTAATAGCACACGTTGCTTCTAAAGTTGCACAGAATACTGAATTTAATATTTGGCAAGGAGATACTGCTGCTGCATCTAAAAATTCATTTGATGGATTTGAAAAATTAATCGCTGCTGCTGTAACTGCTGGAGATGTACCTGCAGGTCAGGCTTTAACATCTGTAGCATTAACTGCTGCTAACATTGTAGAAAAAATGTCTGATGTAGTTGAAGCTATTCCTGCTGCATTGTATGGAAAAGAAGATTTATTCGTTTATGTTTCTTCTAAAGCTGCAAAACTTTATGTTCAAGCATTAGGTGGGTTTGGAGCAAATGGTCTTGGAGCAAATGGTGTAAATGGAATGGGAACTCAATGGTGGAATAATGGATCATTAAGCATCAACGGAGTTAAAATATTTGTTTGTCCAGGTTTATCTGATGACAAAATGTATGCTGCAGAGAAAAGCAACCTTTATTTTGGAACAGGATTACTAAATTCAACTCAAGAAGTTAAGGTTTTAGATATGACAGATTTGGATGCTTCAAACAATGTTAGAATGGTAATGCGTTTTACAAGTGGAGTACAATTCGGAATTGCTTCTGACATCGTATCTTACGCATAATTAATTAATTAACCAATAAAATAGGGTAGGTAGAATTTATCTACTTGCCCTTTTTTTTTAAAAAATCATATAAACAATGGCTTGTACATTAACAACAGGTAGAAAAATACCTTGTAAAAGTGCCTTTGGTGGCATAAAAAAAGTATTATTTGCTGATTATGGAACAATAGCTTCTATTGCAGTAGATAGCACAACTAAGGAAGCAACTATCACAGATGGTAGTCCTGCACCAAGTTGGTTTGAATATGATGTAAAAGGAAATTCTAGCTTAGAAACTACTGTAACAAGTAGTAGAGAAAATGGAACTACCTTTTATACTCAGACTTTAAACTTGACTTTAACATATTTAGATGCTAAAACTCAGGCAGAATTGCAAACACTTGCAGTTTCTAGACCTTATATCGTTGTAGTAGACTACTACGGTAACAACTTCCTTTGTGGGCTTGAAAACGGAATGGAATGCACAGGTGGAACTGTAGTTACAGGAGCAGCAGCAGGGGATTTAAGTGGGTTTACTTTAACATTCGAGGGAATGGAAGAAACTGCACCTTATTTCTTAGATGCAGCAGTAACGGCAGATGCAACACAAATTGATCCAACTGCATAATATAATTATTTAGTTAAAAATTAAGCATCCTTTATTGGGTGCTTTTTTTTTGCTTTAGTAATTTTACAAATTAGATGTTTTTTTTCGTTATATTAATAATGATTATACTAACGACATCAGCAACTGCTCAATCTCTATCAGTAATACCAAGAAGCTATGTATCTACTTTTACGTTATCAATAAGGGATGATAGCACTAATGTAGAAAAAACTTATAGTATTACTAATGCAGTAAATTCAGGTAATTACTTAAATTTTAATAATATCTTTGATCCTATATTAGTTGAGAATCATTTTTACGATTTAAAACTTATAAGCAACGGAGAAGTTATTTTTAAAGATAGAATTTTCTGTACAGACCAAGATATTGACCAATTAAATAACGATTACTATGATTTAAATTCAAATGAATATTTAGATTATAATGGTTATGATAATACTTATTTAGTAAGATGAAAACAAGATTAAGAAATAATAAAGGGCAGTTTATAAAAAAATCTAAAACATCAGAGTTTGGATTTATTAATTTAAGTACTTATACAAGCCCTGAAGTTAAAGAAGTAAATGGTGCTGATTGGATTGAATATGGTGCTGATAATAATTACTTTCAGTATTTAATTGATAGATACAATGGAAGTCCAACAAATAATGCAGCTATTAATGGTATTAGTCAGGCTATTTACGGAAAAGGTTTAAATGCTACCGATTCAAGTTCTAAGCCAAATGAGTATGCTCAAATGGTTTCTTTGTTTAAAAAAGATGTAGTTAGAAAATTATGCTATGATCTAAAATTAATGGGACAATGTGCTATTCAGATTATCTATTCTAAGGATAGAAAGACTATTGCACAGATAGAACATATGCCTATTGAAACTTTAAGGGCAGAAAAATGTAATGAAGATGGAGAAGTACCTGCTTATTATTACTATAAAGATTGGGCAAATATAAAAAGAACAGATATACCTACTAGAATTCCTGCTTTTGGGATGTCTAAAGAAAATATAGAAATATTGTATGTTCAACCATACAAGGCAGGTTTTTATTACTACTCACCTGTGGATTACCAAGGTGGATTGCAATATGCAGAACTTGAAGAAGAAGTATCTAACTATCATTTGAATAATATACTTAATGGTCTGAGCCCTAGTATGTTAATTAATTTTAACAATGGTACTCCAAACCAACAAGAAAGACAATTAATAGAAAATAAGATTGCTCAGAAATTTAGTGGGACAAGTAATGCAGGAAAGTTTATACTAGCTTTTAATGACAATAAAGAAAGTCAAGCAGAAATAACACCTGTTCAGTTATCAGATGCACATAACCAATATCAATTTCTTTCTGAAGAATCACAATCTAAAATACAAGTAGCACATAGGGTTGTTTCACCATTTTTATTAGGTATTAAATCTAGCACAGGTTTTTCTAGTAATGCAGATGAAATAAAGACTGCTAGTTTGTTAATGGATAATACTGTAATAAGACCTTTTCAGGAACTTTTAATAGATAACTTTGATAGAATACTAGCTTACAATGATATTAGCTTAAATCTATACTTTACGACCTTACAACCTTTAGAATTTACTGAAGTAGATAGTTCAATTCAAGATAAAGAAACTATTGAAGAAGAAACAGGTGTTGAGATGCAGAAGTTTAGTCTTAAAAAGATAGATGGCAAACAGGCTTATAAAACTAAAGAAGAAGCAGAAAAGGTGGCAGATGAAATGGGTTGTGGTGGATATCACGAACACGAAGTTGAGGGTGTTACTTATTATATGCCTTGCGTAAGTCACGAAGAACTTAAAGCACCTTGTTGGGATGGATATGAGCAAAGGGGTATGAAAACCAAGAATGGTAAAAAAGTGCCTAATTGCGTTAAGTTAGAAGAAGTTACTTTAGAATCTTTTGGAGAAGATGAAGATTTATCTGAATGGGAATTAATAGATGAAAGAAAAGTTGATTATGAAGCAGAAGATGCTTTGGATTATCAGATAGATCAATTAAACACAAAAGGAAAAAGTTTACTTTCTAAACTATGGGAATTTGTATCAACAGGAACTGCAAGACCAAATGCAAAAAGTAGTCAGGATGAATTGGTTGATGGAACACAATTTAAAGTTAGATATCAATATGCACCTCTAAAAGATACATTTGACAAAGATGGTAAAAATGTTACTAGAGATTTTTGTTCTAAAATGGTAGCAGCTAAAAAGATATACAGAAAAGAAGATATTGAAATGATGAGTAAACAGGCAGTTAATGCAGGATGGGGACCTAGAGGTGCTGACACATATTCGATTTGGTTTTACAAAGGTGGAGGTTCGTGCCACCATTTTTGGATGCGTAAGACTTATATGAAGAAAGGAAAAGGAAGTATTGATGTTAAAAGTCCACTTGCACCAACAATAAGTGTAAGTAAAGCAATAAAGCAAGGGTTTAAACCTGAAAAGAATAGTCCATTAGTTGCAAAGCGACCAATAGATATGCCTAATGAGGGATTTTTACCAACAAATAAAAGAAGATAAATGGCTACACAATTATTCATAAACAGAACAGATTTAGTTCGTAATTCCATAATGGATGGAAATATACCTACTGACAAGTTTATACAATTTGTAAAGATAGCACAGGAAATAGACGTTCAGCAAATAATGGGAACAGATCTGTATAATGGTTTATCTGCAGCAATGCCAAATATAGACGATGCTTCTAATGCAAGGTGGAAAACAATTTTAGATGACTATATTGTACCTATGTTAATTTGGTATGCTCAATCTAATTACTATCCATTTGCTGCATATCAGGTTAAACAAGGTGGGGTATTTAAACATACGTCAGAAAATTCTATTTCAGTAGATAAAAACGAAGTAGATTTTTTAGTTGAGAAAGCAAGAACAAATGCTGAATGGTATTCTAGAAGATTTATTGATTTTATGAGTTTTAATCAGGCAACATATCCTGAATATACAAGTAACTCAAATGATGATATTTACCCAAGTTATGATTCAACATTTAATGGATGGGTTTTATGATCTACAAGCCTAAGAAAAAAAACATAGAAAAGTTAAAAGTCTTTTTAAAAAAAAGAAATAAAAAAATAAAGAATGGCAAACGAAATTTATAGTACAAGTTGGTGGGGAAGTCCTATGGAAATAGGATGGGGAAGCATTTATTATCGTTTTGCTTTTCCTAGTGCTATTCCTGCTTTATTAATTACTTTAGAAAGCAGAGCAACCTATTATGAAAACGTTACTTGTACAACTGCAACATTAACCACAATAGAAAACATAGAATAGGATGGCAGATAATTTATTAGATAAAGCATCAATATTACTTACACCAACTGCATACGACAATGGTAGAATTTTAAGTATAAAGCCAAATGAAAACTTATATGGCTCGGAACTTGTAACTAACGGAGATTTTGCTACTGATAGTAACTGGACAAAAGGTACTGGTTGGAGTATATCAAATGGTAAATCAAGTTGCGATGGAGTTAGTTTTGGTAACTACTTAAGTCAAACATCGGCTAGCACACTAATATTAGGTAAAACTTATAAAGTTAGCTTTGACCTTGAATACACAAGTGGAACCCTTTTTTGTTTAATAGGCTCAAGTAATCCCTCAACAAACACGAGTGGTAATATAACAACGGGAGGTTCAAAAGAATTTTATATAACAATTTCAACTTTATCAGACCAATTAATATATTTTAGGTCAAATTATTTTGTCGGCTCAATAGATAATGTTTCAGTAGTAGAAGATTTAAGTGGAGATTTCAACTTTGAAAGAAATTCTGCTGCAACTAGAGTTAATGCACAAGGTTTAGTAGAGAATGTACAGATAATCAGTTCAGAGTTAGTTTCAAATGGTAACTTTTCACAGATAGGTACAGAAGAAGTTTTAAACGGAAACTTTTCACAAGAAGGCTCGGAGCTTGTTACAAATGGAGATTTTAGTAATGGATTAAATAATTGGAGTGTAAACGGAGGTAGTTATGCAACTATTGTTGATGGTGCTTTAAATTCAAACAATACAGAAAATGGTAGTTGGTTTGCTGAAAATATAAGTCAAAATATTTCTTTTGTAAATGGTAAAACTTACAAAGTTACTTTTAAAGCTAAAAATATAAGTGGTGCTTTAAATTTAAGAATTACACATCAATCTCATATAGTTTTTAGTGATAATTTAACCTCTAATTTTGTTGATTATACTGTTTATTATACTTCACAAGCACCTAATGATTCTATTAGAATATTTTGTAATGATGATGTTGGTGAATTTCAAATAGACAACGTTTCAGTAAAAGAAGTCGGACAAAATTGGAGTTTAGGAACTGGGTGGAGTATTGGAGATGGTAAAGCAGTGTGTGATGGTTCTCAGACAGGTAACACAAGTTTACAACAATCAGGAGTAGCAATTTCAGGTAAAATATATAAAATACAATTTGATTTAATTGTTGATGCAGGTTTTATTAATTATGTAAATTTAGGTGGTTGGATTGATAATACAAATTTAACAACAACAGGTACTTATACATATTACACAACAACAACTACTAATACAGATAATTTAGGGATTGCAGGAGATTCTAACTTTGATGGCTCTATATCAAACATCTCAGTTAAAGAAGTTGGGCAAGATTGGACGTTAGGAAATGGTTGGAGTATAGACCAAGCTAATAGTAAGGCTGATGCAACAGATGCTGCATTTAACTCACAACTTGCTAACAGTGCTGCTATTGTAGCAAGTAAAAAATATAAAATATCTTTTGATGTTTCAAACTATGTAAAAGGAAATGTTATTGTTAAAATTGGTAACACCTCAAGCGCAACGGTTTCAAGTAATGGGAGTTTTACATTTACTTTAACTTCAGCAAATACATCTTCTTTTCAAATTGCAACTTGGGCTGGTAGTGGAACTACTTTATCTATATCAAACATCTCAGTTAAAGAAATAACAGACGATACAAACATACCAAGAATAAACTACGAAGGGTTTAGTTATCAAGATTCTTTGGGAAGTGAGTTAATTACTAATGGTAATTTTTCTAATGGATTAACAAATTGGACTAATAATTATTCTTGGTGGAGTATTGTAAATGGAGAAGCATATCATCCA